CCCGAAGGCGTGCGGCCGTGCGAGAAGCCGTCGTAGTCCCAGCTGCGGACGTCGTGCATGCGGTAGTCGGTCAGGCTGCTCATATGATCGTGATGTCCCAGGACTGCTCGGGCTCAGGTGCGACGGCGGTTTGCCAAAGGCCGATTGCCATGACGAGCGAAACGATGCCGTCGATGCGTTCTGTGCTCCGTGCCTTGCTTGGCTTAATGTTTCCTGCCGCGCTGTCGCTCTGTATCGCTACGTTTCCAGCCTGCCAGGTCAGCACCGGGTGGCCGCCGTGCAGCACCTTGCCGCTCACGACCCAGTTCTCAAGCTGTTTCGATGGTCCGCTGAGGCTCGCATAGCCCTGCCGAAAGTTTTGCACAGGCAGCCCGTCCTCTTGCAGTAACTGCTGGCCCAACTGGGCACTATTCCACGGGTCGAGCCCGACGCCGCGGATCTGGTACTTGCTCGCCAGGGCGTTGATGTCGGCCCGCACCTTGTCAAAGTCGGTGACGTCGCCCTCGGTCATGTGCAGGTGGCCTTGCCTGTGCCACGTCAAGTACGGCACCTTGTCACGCCGCTCACGTTGGTGGGCGTTGGCCTCGGGTATCCAGAAGTGCGGCTCAACCCAGAAGGTGCCGTCGTCGAGCGGGAACAGCAAGACGAAAGCGGTGGTGTCGAACGTCGTGGCCAGGTCGAGACCGGCCCAGCACTCGCGGCCCTCGAGCGGCACCGGGCATTCCTTGTTTCCCTGAGCCCAGTGATCCATGCGGAGCCAGCGGGTGTCCTGCTCGGTCCACTGATTGAGGTACAGCTGCCGGAAGGTGTTCTCGTACGCCGGCATCTCGACGGCCCGAGCACACTCGCTGCGGAGGAAGTCGATCTTGACGCTCACGCCGAGGTTGGGGTTGGCGGCCGCCCAGGTCTTCTCGTCCTGCCAGTCGGCCTTGGGGTCCGCGGCATAGATGGCCGGCAGGAAGTGCTGGTCCTTCACGGCCCCGGCCGCGACGCTCTCGGCGTATTTCCATATCTCCCAGCAGATGCTTTTGCGGTCGTAGCCGGCGGTCGTGATGTAGACCATCAATGGCTGCGAGCGAGCACCCATCGAGGTGGCCATCACGTCGACGAGCTCACGGTTGGGCTGAGCGTGCAACTCGTCGAAGATGACGCCGTGCGGATTAAGACCGTGCTGAATGCCAGCCTCGGCACTGAGTGCCTTGTACGTGGCGTGCGTCTTCTCGCAAACTATGGCCGAGCGGTAGACCTTGAGGTGCTGGGACAGCACCGGCGACTGCTCGACGGCGATCCGGGCCGTATCGAACACCAGCCGTGCCTGGTCCCGCGACGCAGCACAGGAATACACCTCGCCGCCCGGCTCGGGTTCCATCAGCAGCTTGAGGGCCAGCCCGGCGCAGAGCGTCGACTTGCCGTTTTTGCGGGGCACTGCCAACAGCGAGGTGCGGATCTGCCGGCGACCGTCACGCTCGGCGAAGAGAGCCCGCACGTACTCGGTCTGCCACGGCTCGAGCAGGAACGGCTGGCCGCCCTTGTCGCCTTTGGCGTGCGTGAAGAACCGCTCAAAGAACTTCACGGCCCGGCAGCTGGCGCAGGTGCAGTCAGCCGAACAGGATGGCAGCGTCTTCGTCGGTCGCTGGCTTTTCCGGCGCGACTGAGAGCGACGACCTGGCCGACGGGTTGAGCCCGAAGTCTTGCTCGAGCTGCCTGAGTTGCGTGGCGAGTTTGTGGGCAATGCTCACCTCGGGACGCTGGGCGATGTACTTGACCTCGCCGCCGTCGTTGAGGATTGGATATGTGCAGCCGTCCTTCTTAAGAATCGCACGGGTGGCAAGCCACCACTCGTACGTGTCGCAGTAGCGGGCCAGGGCCTCGACGTCGGCGTCGGTCATGACCCGGACGGCCTGCAGCAGCGGCAGCAGTTCCTTCCACTTCGCGCGGGCGACCTTGCCGAGATGCTTTGGCATGACGATCCCGTCGGCCGGCGGCTGCGGCTCGTCCTTGCGCCGTGACCTAGCGGTGCCTCGGGCGATCTTGATCTGCGTCGGTGTCGGCGGCGGCCCTCGCTTGCCCATCACAGCACCCTACCCCGCCTTGCAAAACCTGACAAAAAAAGTTAAGGGGGTAGGTCATGGGCAAGCGAGGGCCGAAGCCGCAACCGACGGCAATTAAGCTTGCCCGCGGCACGCTTAGAGAACGGCGCAAGGACGAGCCGCAGCCGTCGGCCGACAAGATCGTGATGCCGAAGCATCTCGGCAAGGTCGCCCGTGCCAAGTGGAAGGAACTTCTGCCGCTGCTCGAGGCAGTCCGGGTCATGACCGACGCCGACGTCGAAGCCTTGGCACGCTACTGCGACACGTACGAGTGGTGGCTTGCCACCCGTGCGATTCTCAAGAAGGACGGCTGCACGTATCCAATCCTCAACGACGGCGGCGAGGTCAAGTACATCGCCCAGCGTCCCGAGGTGAGCATTGCCCACAAACTCGCCACGCAACTCCGGCAACTCGAGCAAGACTTCGGGCTCAACCCGTCGGCCAGGTCGTCGCTCTCAGTCGCGCCGGAAAAGCCCGCCACCGACGAAGACGCCGCCATCCTGTTCGGCTGACTGCAAGTGCGCCAGCTGCCGGGCCGTGAAGTTCTTCGAGCGGTTCTTCACGCACGCCAAAGGCGACAAGGGCGGACAGCCGTTCCTGCTTGAGCCATGGCAGCGTGACTACGTGCGGGCTCTTTTTGCCGAGCGTGACGGTCGCCGGCAGATCCGCACCTCGCTCTTGGCGGTGCCACGGAAGAACGGCAAGTCGACGCTCTGCGCCGGCTTGGCCCTCAAGCTGCTAATGGAACCTGAGCCTGGCGGGGAAGTCTATTCCTGTGCTGCGTCGCGGGACCAGGCGCGGCTCGTCTTCGATACGGCACGGATCGCCGTCGAGCAGTCGCCGGTGCTGTCGCAGCATCTCAAGGTCTACCGCTCGGCCATCGTCTGCGAGAAGACGCACGCCACATACAAGGCACTCAGTGCCGAGGCCGGCATTCAGCACGGGCTCAATCCTCACGGCGTCATCTTCGACGAGCTGCACGCTCAGCCCAACCGCGAGCTCGTCGACGTTATGGCGACCTCAATGGGTGCTCGCTCGCAGCCGCTCATGGTCTACATCACCACAGCCGGCTACGACCGGAAAAGCATCTGTTGGGAGATCTGGAAATACGCCGAGAGCGTCGCGGCCGGGGCCGTGAAGGATGAGCACTTCCTGCCGGCCATCTACGCCGCAGACCCCAAGGCCGACTGGCAGGACGAGAAGACCTGGCAAGCCGCCAACCCCAACCTCGGCGTGAGTGTCAAAATCGACTTCCTCCGTAGCGAGTGTGCTCGGGCCGTCGAGATGCCTGCGTACGAGAACACCTTCCGGCAGCTGTACCTCAACCAGTGGACCGAGCAGGACACCCGCTGGCTACGGATGGATCACTGGGCGCAGGGCAACGTCGAGTGCCCGGTGCCGCTCGAGGGCCGCGAGTGCTGGGCCGGTCTCGACCTGGCCACGACGTTTGACACCACGGCCTTCGTCTTGCTGTTCCCGCTCGACGACGGCACCTTCTGGGTTGATCCGCACTTCTGGATTCCCGAGGCCAATGCCCACCAACGAGAGCGGCGTGACAAGGTGCCGTACCTGACGTGGCAGCGTCAGGGCCACCTGCACATGACCGAGGGCGACGTGACCGACTTTGACCGAGTGCGGGCCGACATCAACGCGCTGGCGAGCAAGTACCAGATCCGCGGCGTGGGCCTCGACCCGTGGAACTCGGCGCAGTTGGGCCTGCAACTGCAAGGGGATGGTCTTCCGATGGAACAATACCGGCAAGGCTACGCCAGTTTGTCGGGACCGTCTAAGCAGCTCGAGAACTGGACCGTGTCGGGCCGGCTGCTGCACGGCGGCCATCCGGTGCTGACGTGGCAGGCCGGCAACGTGGCGATACAGAGCGACTCAGCGGCAGGAAACATCAAGCCAAGCAAGGCCCGGAGCACAGAACGCATCGACGGCATCGTCTCGCTCGTCATGGCGATTGGCCTCTGGCAGAAGGCCACCGCACCTGAGCCTGAGCAGTCCTGGGACATCACGATCATATGAGCAGCCTGACCGACTACCGCATGCACGACGTCCGCAGCTGGGACTACGACGGTTTCTCGCACGGCCGCACGCCTTCTGGCATCCGGGTCAACGCCGATAACTCGATGGCCTGCTCGGCCTACACCGCGTGCATCCGAGTCATCAGCGACGCGGTGAGCTCGCTGCCGCTGCATCTCTACGAGCGGGAGCCCAACGGCGGCAAACGCAAGGTCACCGAGAACCCGCTCTACCGGCTCATTCACCAGCAGCCCAACCCGTGGCAGACGGCGCAAGAGTTTCGGGATTGGATGACGGGACTGTACCTGCACTACGGGGCCAGCTACGCCGAGATCCGGCCGGGAGCCCGCGGGGCCGTCTCGGAGCTGTGGCCGCTGCACTCGTCTCGCATGGAGGTCGAGCGGCTGGAGAACGGCGAGGTGCGGTACAAGTACCGCGAGCCCGACAGCAACCGCTACACGATCTACCGGCAGGACCAAATCTTCTGCCTGCGGTTCACCACCTCGGACGGCATCACGCCGGTGCCGACCTACAAGCTGTTCCAGAATGCCATCGGACTCGCCCAGGCCCTGGAGGCTCACGGCTCGGCGTTCTTCGGCAACAACGCTCGTCCGGGCGTCGTGTTGGAATCAGACAACCCGATTCCCGTCGAGGCGGCCGAGCGACTGCGTGAGCAGTGGGAGCGTCTGCACCGCGGGCCGGATCGGGCGTATCGCACCGCCGTCCTGCCCAACGGCGTCAAGGCCCACGAGCTCAGCGGCTCCAACGAGGCTGCCCAGTACCTCGAGACGCGGCAGTACCAAGTCATCGAGATATGCCGAGCGTTCCGCGTGCCGCCCCACATGGTGCAAGACCTGACTCGCTCGACGTACAGCAACATCGAGGTACAGGGCACCGAGTTTGTGCAGCACTGCCTGCTGCCGCATCTCAAGCGGTGGGAAGCCGCGATCAGCCGCGACCTCATCGAGGACGACGAGCGATACTTCGCCGAGCATAGCGTCTCGGGTCTGCTGCGAGGCGACCACGCCAGCCGGTCGGCGTACTACGTCTCGGCGTTGCAGAACGGGTGGATGACGATCAACGAGATCCGAGAGTTGGAGAACCTCAACCCCATCGGGCCAGAGGGCGACGAGCATTACATTCAAATGAACATGCAGACGCTCGAGGACATCAGTGCGGAGCCTGCCGCTCTATCGCAACCAGAGACCGAGGAGCCAGCTCCACAACCGGACGCCGTGGACGCAGTCGCGCCAAGTGCAGGACCCGACTTGCAAGAGCAGGCACTCAACGGTGCCCAGGTGTCGTCGTTGCTTGAGATTCTTGGCAACCTAGCTGGCGGCCTTCTGACGTCGGCGGGAGCCAAGGCCCTCATCTCTGGTGCGTTCCCGACGATGCCTGAGCAAACCGTCGACAGCATTATCGCAGGCG